TCAAGTGCTGTGGCTGCTTCCCCCTGGACCCTGGCATTCATATACTGCCACCATGTGATTGTGTACTCACTAGTACCTTGGCTTGTCCCCCATCCAATACCACCTTTTCCTGTCCATCCCATTGTTCCGATTTCAACCGACTCCGATGTAGCAAGAGATAGGGGACCTGGTATAAGTACGGTTCCCAGATTTCCACCGATTCGCAACGATGGCCAGTGACGCCAAATAGTTGGCAAGTATACTGCAAGGGCAATAATGACTCCACTTACCACTACCGTGCCAACCATTGTAGTGGTTGTGCTGCTGCTGCCCGCCAGTTTTTTCACCTTGGCGATCTGATTGTCAATATCATCTAGCGGCGGACCTCCTGTAGATTTCAATCCAATCCATTTCGCGATCGTCTTGCTCCACCTGACCATAGTTGGGATCCACTCGTTGGCATTTCTATAGATGTAGTACACTGTCAGCATCGCAAGACCTCCCAACACACTCCATCCAAGAATAGGGTATGCTGCGCCTAGGATAAGGATCGCAATCAGGATCACCGATATGATTATCGCTCCAATCACCGTTGGAGAAGTGAAGAAACCCCCATTTCCTGACACGACTGGCGACATGAATAGGGTCATCAGTGATAACACGCCAATAATGACATATCCAATCCAAGCAAGAGGGGATGTGGAGGGAAATGCAGAGGTGATAAATACGGTCGCAATGATAGTAAATAGTAACAGCAGGGTCCAGAGTCCGTGACTAAATAAATCCCCGACGATTCCATTGCTGTATGGTCCAACAAACACTGATGCCCAACTACCAACCCCACCCTCTTGCATTCTCCGATAAACGAGGATACCAGCACCAATAATTCCAAGTATTGCAGCAAACACATATGCTACAATGCTGGAAGCCTTTGGAAACTCGGAGTGTGCGGCTGAACTTCCCCCAACAGTACCAATGGTGAGAATGATAGACAGAAAGAGAAGGATGAGGGGTAGTGCAGTGTCCATTGGATGGGATCTGTAGTACTGAGTGGAAACTTATTCACCCCTACTAAGGCGTTGATCTAGAGTCTTTCGTCCGTGGCAGTTACGACACAATGCCATGAGATTACTGACATCATTTGTTCCTCCATCCTGAAGTTCAATCACATGATCTACTTCATAAGAGGCTTCTAGGGTCTCGTGACAGTGAGCGCAACTCCATCCCTGCCCTGCTGCAACCACCTTTTTTCTGGCATCGGATACACTTCTCTTTGGTACATTAAGTCCGCCTGAGCCCGAGCCCGCATGTAAGCCGCTATTTAGTATTTGACGTGTATTAAGCGTGGATGTATGTCCTCCAATAAAGCCGATACCACTCTTAAGCATAGAAGTAGTGGCACTGCATGGCATGACGGACACAACATTTGATGCAGTTTCCATCATACCCATTTTGTCTGCCCCGGGTCGGTTGACAAGCACGAGTATCCCAAGTCCCACAAGCGCAATCATTACCGCCTGACCATATCGTTTCAGGGAAAAGGCTTTGCGCTGAAGAGCACCGCCTGTAAGAATGTCCCCAATAATGACTGCGCACACTACGACAACCAGGAATGAACGTCGGATATTTATGCCGGCTAGCAGCGCACGCATAACTATACTGGCATCATATTAGCTAATGGGGCTACGCCCCCCTGATTAAGGCTTACAATCTACCCGCCCCATAAGTGATCCCAAACAAACCAATCAGTACTCCCAATGTGACAAACTGTTGACTGCGACGCGCGGACATCGCTTCTGCTTCTCGGCGTTTTTGGCGCCGGATATCGGGATCATCGCGACAACATTCACGGATACAACAAGTTACCCATGATAGAAAAGCTGTACGAGATCCTAGATGTGGCTGAAGTGGATTGTGTTCAAGGTAATGTGAGTACGCCTCGCGCTCAACCCCTTCTGGTAGAAACATATGATAGCCAGTAATCATCACGTAGGCTGCGCGCCTTTCTTCGGCTGATGGTGTTTCTGGATAACGAGCAGCAAAATTGGGTAAGAGCCGAATACTTGTCATCAGGGGGTACTGTATTAAGGACGCAACACCTTCAACGTATCTAGACCTCACCTTCGTGTTTTATATAGTATTTCATGCGTTCAGAGGTTATAGAGCTCAAGGGTGATGCAAGATTACCGATTCTCAGTGTTGGTATTATTGCGATTCGCTGGATAGATGGTAAGCCACAGTTCTTGCTCATCAACCGAAAGGACACTATGGCTTATTGTGACATTGTTCGGCGACGGCAACCAATCACCGATTCGGCACACCTACAACGTCTGGTAAACTGTCTTACTAACTCTGAAAAACAGCGTATTGTTACAATGACACACACTCAGTTATGGCGGGAAATGTGGGGAGAGGGGCGTAGTGGGACTCGTGGTGATGAGCATACCGCTGCGCAATGCTTGAAACATTTGCGAGAATCTGGAATGTTGGACACTGCTATCGCTGCCAGTGACACTTCGTGGGAGTACACAGAATGGGAGTTTCCTAAAGGGAGAAAAGCCTATCAAGAGCGTGATCAGGCGTGTGCTCTGCGTGAGTTTAGCGAAGAAACTGGGATTGATCCTGATAAGGTAGAGGTGATTTCAAATATTGTGCCGATCGAGGAGACGTACACTGGCACCAATGGTAAGGCCTATCGGCACCGATACTACCTTGGCATGATTGAGGACGGCGAGGTGGATCTCTCGCATTACCAGCGTTCTGAGGTACATATGGTACAGTGGATGACGTATGATGACGCTATGAAGGCAATCCGCCCTTATCATACTGAGAAACGCCGAGCTCTGACGATTGCTTCCGAATTGGTGTCGCAACTCCGCATAATGTCCGCGCAAGATAGAGATGGCTGGCCGCGACAAGGACGACCCGAAACCTGGGGTCGGGCTAACTGGGGCGTCCGTCCCCATGGGACTCCTTCCTGAACCTAGTGATCCAGACTTTGCGTCTCGCCTTGCTGAGATGCCCGAGTTTGCTTATGCTCATTCCACACACGAAGCTAACAGTAAAAATCCTTGCGCAGCTCGTAGCGACACTGCAGTGTTTCAAATCGCTCCACATCAACGTTTTGTGCGCAGCTTCATGTCAGCATCTACGCCGTACAATGGTTTACTGCTGTTCCATGGTTTGGGATCGGGCAAGACGTGTGCAGCAATGCAAGTGGCAGAGGAAACATTCAACACATCGGCGCGGAATGGGACACCAAGGCGAACCTACGTAGTGGCTGCCCCAACACTTCAAGCCCAGTTCAAGTCAAATTTATATGATGCGGACAAGTTGGTTCAGCGCAATGGGGTGTGGACAATGCCAGGCTGTGTTGCCCCAGAACTGCTGCGTGAGGCACTACCTGATCCTCGGACCGTTGAACCCAAGGAAAGTATTTTACGTCGCCTTGCTCAAGCCGTTCATCGCCGGTATGCCTTTGTCGGTCCCGAACAGCTAGCCAACATGGTATCCAAGGTGGTCAACAAGTACAACGGTATCGCTTCTAAGCAAAAGCGGCTCCAGGCACAACACGCTGCCATTACTGAACATTTTGGCAACCGCCTGTACATCATTGACGAGGCTCATGACCTCCGTGTGTCGGGACCAAGTTCCTCTAAGCACGCATGGAATGCCCTTGAGCATATCGCATCGGATGCTGAAGGCACCAAGTTGCTTCTCCTCACAGCCACACCTGTATTTGATGCCGCCGCTGACATTGTCAGCCTCCTCAACCTCCTCTTGCTTAATGATGGTCGCAAGGCTCTTCGCACTACGTCTTTCTTCACATCCAAGGGTGCCGTCTTGGAAGGTGGGGCTCAACGACTCGCACAGGCCGCCTCAGGATATGTGTCTTTTGTAAGCAGTCAAGACACAGAGGCCTATCCTTTTCTACTCTATCCTGATCAGTTTGGTTATGTACAGCCCGACATTCCGCCACCGACCATAGGATTCCGTGGCGATGAACTATCCGAAGCCACTGATATTCTTAATCTCGCGACCGTTTCACTAAGCGCCTACCAAAGCGGTCTGCTGGCTGCTATACAAGAAGGGCAAGAGGTTGCTGGGAAGGGGTTGGGACACACCGAACTTGCCAAGACTATTATGGCGCTGAATTTTGTGTACCCGGGGTATCGTCCTGGGACCAAGCCTGGTCCCGAAACTTTCATTGCGTCCAAGGGGTTGATGCGATGTGTTCGGAATCTAAGTGGCACTGGTGGACGGCGAAGGTTGTCTGGTCCTTACATCTATGACGTAGCTGTGGAGCGAGAGTACGGTGATATGTTTGCATTGCCAAATATTGGAGAATACAGTGCCAAGATGGCAAGGATTCTTGAAGAGATCAACAAGGGTGCAGGGATCGTGTTGATTTATTCGCAATACCTTGAGTCCGGGGCAGTGCCGATTGCACTTAGTCTTGAACGCGCTGGCTATGTACGACGCGATGGACCTGCTTTGTGGGATGCCCAAGGACCATCCGCTCCACTGGAAAAGGGTGGATATGTATTGGTGACTGGTGATGCCACACTCTCCCCTAACAACCAGCGCGCAGTAGCTCTTGCCACCGCAAAAAGTAATACCCGAGGTGAAGAGGTAAAGGTCATTGTCATTTCACAGACGGGATCACAGGGGGTTGACTTACACAATGTGCGCCAGACACATCTATTGGATCCATGGTACAATCTAGGACGGGTAGAGCAGATTGTTGGACGTGCTAGGCGTCGATGCTCTCACATTAACTTGCCTTCTGAAGAACGTAATGTGTCGGTGTACATGTATGCCACTCGCCTGAGAACCCGTCAAGAAGCGCCAGACCACTACGTGTACTCTTTAGCGGCTCGTAAGGCGATAGAGGGTGGTGAGATTACTAGAGCACTGAAGGAGTATGCTACCGACTGCTGGGTCTCTGGGGAGGGTGATGTTGAGCCGGGCACTGAGGTACCACAAGTTGCATCCAATGGTGCTCGCACTCAGGTTTCAACTGCTCCATTAAGCTATTCGTTTGCATGTGACTATCAAGCTTCCTGTGGTTATCGGTGTGCGGGGCGTGCACCTGGAGGCGTAATTCGTACCATGTACAGTGACCGACTAATTGAGATTGCCGGTCCACCGCTGTTGGCGGCGTTGAGATCTTTATTTGCAAACCGTGTGCACTATGCCCGTGACGAAATTCATACCCGACTAGGAAAAGATGCAAAGGGTCGCGGGTACACCTCACTTCAGATTGATGCTGCTCTTACTGCCTTAGTGACCCAGCCTGAGCAATGGGTAGTCAACCCTCGTGGACTACCAGGACACATTGAAAACATTGGCTTACAATACTTATTTGTGCCTGCGGGTCTTGAAGGAGCACGAATGTCTATTCAGGACAGGTTAGCTGGTGGAGTAACGGTCCCGCAGGCAGTTGAGGTAGAGCCACCAAAGATCAAGCTTGGTAATACCAAGATTTACACAGATGCAAGCGATGGTCTTAAGCTGGCCAAAATCATTATCCGCCGAGCAGCCCGTGAGCCGAAATACATAGAAATTCCAAAAGGACAACAAGATATTGCTTGGGGGCATGGGGCGTTTAATGCCATGTATGATGAGCGTGAAGTTATGAGGGCACGGAATATTGTTACAGCACCTAATGTCCGTGACGCGCTTCCCAACCAAGTAGTGACCAGAGACATTGAGATGCTATCACTTGAATCCAAGCTATCATTGCTTCGTGCTGGGGTAACTGGAAAGTTGTCAGGGCTCGAGGATAATGGTGAACAACGTGTACTGGCAGCACTCAGGGACCTTGCTGGACCGTACAGAGCCCCACCGCCTATGACGTGGACTGGGACCTTTGTCTTTGGAGATGTTGCTAACAGCATACCCCAGTACTACTTTGTGGGACCTGAGGGCGATGGCGACCGTGTCCGTCGTGCTACTTCTTCTGAAGTGTCTGAGTTTCATGCTAGTCGTGCTGACTTGCCGCCACCTGCGATTGTTCACGGTACGATATGGCCTCACAAAGGTCAATACCTTGTGTTTCGGGTTGTAGACACCCGTGCTAGGTCAGCACAGACTGGGTGGCAGTGCACACAGAGTGGTAAGCAAAAGGTACTCGGTGCGCTAGAGGGCGTTGTCGGGGCAGACAAGTTCACAACAAAAAATACAGAAAAACTCGGCAGTGCTCGCGAGTTATGCATTGACCTTGAGGTCATCCTGCGGTACTACCAAGCAAGAGGGGAAGGGGGTAAGCAGTGGCTATATACGTTTGAGCAGGCGTTGATGCGTCCGGCGGCAAATTGATGCGGGGATATTTGCTCAGGGGTGGTTAGGCATGGCAGCATCAGCGGCATCAGCGACTCAAAATCCTGTTGAGGATACACATCACTCTTCAGCTAATGCACGGCATCATTTGTATTCACGGCAGCTCATCGCGCGCACGTTTACGTTGCCTGCCGACAGCATCGGCTCACCATCTATCCGAGAGCTAGAAGAGTTGGCTCGCGAAAATGAAGGAAAATGTACCCGTGAGGGGTTGGTGCGTGTAGGCAGTACGTCGATTGTATCTTACTCTGCTGGTGTGTGTGTGGGCAGCAAGATCACCTACAACGCCAAGGTAGAGTGTGACATATGTTCACCAGTTCCTGGACAGCGAATCAACAAGTGTCGTGTAGAGTCTATTACCAAGGTGGGTATTCGGGCAATCAAGCCCCCTGCTCCTGGTCCTCTGTCAATCTTCATTCTCCGTGATCACTATGGCGCTAGTCCGTACTACGCGAGCCTTCAGCCCGGAGACGATATTGACATTATTGTGACGGCGCCACGATATCAACTCAACGACACAACGGTAACAGTTCTTGCTGACCTAATTCCAAAGCAACCATTCAGTCGTTCGGTCATCCAACCTAACTAGAGCCTCGTCCAAACTTTATATTAGACATGGACTTGCAAGAGCTTGAGCGCACCCGGGATCAGATCCAGGGGTTTCCTCCTGTCCATCAGCATCAAATCTACGCCATCCTCTGTGAGGGTGGTGCCGAAGTTCAAGAGACAAATCAGGGTATTTTGGTTAATCTTGGCACCATTTCTGATGAGCTTTTGATTAAGATTGTAGAATACGCTCAATATGTAAAAGAACAAGAGGCGACGATTACAAAGGATGAGATTGCCAAGGACGAACTCCGTGAAAGCTACTTTGGGGCAACCCAAGAGCTTGCGTAGTGTGAACCATGACCACCTGCAGTCTTATGGACTTTTATAATGCACGATCGTTTACACACACCCTTGCATCATCAGCCCCAGCCTCTGCCTCTGCCCCAGCAGCGAGCCCACCAGCAGCGAGCCCAGCCCCAGCCCCCCAACCCAACTCACCCACCCCTCCTCTTGCTGATATGTGGAAACGAGTGATTGGTGGATTGTCAGAGAAGCGACAACACGAGTTGCTTTCTGACACGCTAGTTGGAGTTAACTCTATGCGAATCACACGCGCTTCTGGTTTTGATAAGGCTAAGGTGCTTGCCGAACTTAATGTGAATATGTTTGCCAAAGACGCACCCGACATATCTCCCACCGCCAAGTTTTTCCTTCTCAGGACCGCAGTAGGAGAGGGCAAGTTTCTCTTTAGGCATGGTAACTGGTCATACCCTGCAACCTCCGCACCATTGGTGTCAAAGAGAATGGTGTTGCGCGAAGATGGCTCGGTAGGACTAGAATCAAACGTTGCTGACCGTATAGCAACCGATAATCCGTGGAGACCATTGAAGGGACGTTCGGTATATCGCAAACCAGAGCTTGTTGATATACTAGAGCGTATCACAGGAGCACCGGTTGATCGTACGATGAAGACTGATGCACTATATGCCCGTTTGGCAGAACTGGTATTACCTCTTAGTCAAAATTGACCTGAGCAGTCATTTTGTATGTGTACAGTAGTGAGGATGGCCGATCTCCAGGCACAAATTCGCGCGCTTTTTGAGCGATATGTTGCTGATCCTACAGGGGTTGAGTTTGAGGCTCGTTTTGGTACCCGTGGTCATGAGTTGGTACGCGAGAACATTGTTGATGTATCGCAACGACTTCAGGGCTCTGGGTGGGTTGGTAGTGCCCCTGCATACTTGCTCAGGGTGACTCCGCAGTTTATACAGGGACAGTCGGGGCGTACAACACTTTCACAGGTACGTGCGGAAATGGAGGGAATGGCAAACATTGAAGCATTCTGTGAAGACGATTTGCTATCGGATGATGGTTCTGGACACCGTATGAAGCCGTATGTTAGTCTGGTGCGCAAGTCTCGGATTCGCGGTGCCGATGGTAGCACAGTCGCACCTATTGACAACAAAGAGTATGGTGTGCGGTTCTCGCTTAAGACTGAGAAGAAGCTGGCACCACGTGATCCCTTGTCGCGTGCCACATTAGAAAACTGGGCTAACTCAAAAAAACTGTTTAGGCTCTTGAAGCGGACTACTTACACCAAACAAGGGGTAGCGTGGCAGGTGGATGTCAGTGTCGTTCGTCAGTCTCTGGAAACAGCATTCCGAATGCAAGAGTCTGAGGTGACGACAGTGCCACACATCTATGAAGTGGAGATCGAGGCTATTAGTTCATCCTTGTCTACGGATGAGCGACTAGCACAGTTGTCAGCAATTGTCAAGTCGGTACTTGCTGGAGTGCAAGGTAGCAACTATCCGATTGGGGCAACAACCGCACTTAAGGTTGCCAGTGCATACCGTGAGCTGTTGGGAATCCGTTCTGGAAAGGCGCCACAAGTGATTCAGCCACGGGAGTTTGTGGGTCTGTCGCTAATGTCATTGGAGCTAGACTCGGTACAGCCCAAGGATGCTGGGTATGACCACACAATCAGTGAGGGATACTGTGTCACTGACAAGGCTGATGGAGCGCGAAAACTCATGTTCATAGATCCTGGAGCACGGGTATACACCATTGACACAAACGGTCGGATCCGATACGAGGGATGTCGGGCAGACCCAAAGTATGCTTACACACTGATTGATGGCGAGCATATGCTGCGTGATCGCACAGGAACATACATCAACACATTTGCGGCTTTTGACATCCTCATCGTGAGCGGAAAGGATGTGCGCCGACTGCCGTTTACGACGGGCAAGGGTGACAACCGATTGCGCACACTATCATCAGTCGTCAAGAACTTGGACTTGAATCATCTTGCGGAAGCAGGTAAGCTTCGGGTAACCACTAAGCACTTTTATGGAACCGATAGTATCTTTGCCGACTCGGAGGCGGTTCTTAAGAAGGTCCGAGAGGGTGAATATCCATACGAGACTGATGGATTGATTTATACTCCAAAGGAATTGGGGATGGGAGAGGGATTACCCAACTGGCCAGTCAACCACAAGGCTACCTGGTCAGCTATCTTCAAATGGAAGCCTCCAACACAAAACACAGTGGACTTTCTGGTGGATGCAGTGCGCGATGCGCAAGGACGGGTTGTCACAGGTACAGTCTCGGAACCCGGACAGGATTTGACGGCTGCTGCATCTATCCGCACGTATCAGATGCTACAGTTGAGAGTAGGCTATGATCCACGTCGGCACGGCATCATTGACCCATGCCAGATGGTGGCAGACGGTGAAAAACTTAAGCCTAAGCAGCGCGGATACGGTGACACGTATCTACCCACCCGATTCATACCCCGAGACCCCTACGATCCTCTTGCTTGGCAATGCAAATTGTTTGTAAGCGTTGACGGTCAGATTCTTACTGAGAATGGTAGTGAGGTTATTGAAGATCATAGCATTGTTGAGTTCCGTCGTGACCTCACAGCAGATGCTGGATTTCAGTGGAAGCCTATTCGGGTCCGTCACGATAAGACAGGTGAGTTGCGCTCAGGTATTAAGAACTTTGGGAATGCGTACCACGTTGCTGAGAGTGTGTGGAACTCTATT